ATTAATATATTTATTTATAATTATTAACCATTTTACTAATAATTATATATTAATAATTTACTTATTATTTATATATATATTTCTTAATATTTAAATCACAAATTCACAGGATCGCATTATCTGTAATATATATATGTATTATTATATATGTGATTATATATGTTTTAAATCACAAGATGCATCATTCATGATTTATTTCAAATACCGCACCGCACCTCAACCTCAGCCCCAGCAAAAAATAAAATAAAATTTTTTTTTTTTTTTAATCATTATTTATATTAATATATTTATTTATAATTATTAAAATATTTACTAATAATTATTTATTAGATATTTACTTATTATTTATATATATATTTATTAATATATAATATCTTAAAAATCTAATAAAAATAAAAAAAAAATAAATTATATAAAATTTATCAGATTTTTAAGATTTCATGGAGATTTTGAAGATTTTGAAGAATTTGATTTATTTTTATTTTTTTCTTTTATTTTATCTTTATTATTTTCATAATATTCTTTATTATATTCCTTTATTTTTTCTTTATTCGTTTTTTTATATTCTTTTGCTTTCTCTTTATTATCTTTATAATATTCCTTATAATATTCCTTTACTTTCTCTTTATTATTTTCATAATATTCCTTTGCTTTCTCTTTTTTTTGTTCTTCACTACAATATGCTCTATATTGATTTAATAAATCACTATGTTCTTCTATAATCTGTTGTTCTCTCATACATAATTCTTCTTTTGAATTACAACTATAATTTTCAATTAAAATGATCTTATGATTTGGTGCATTATATTTATGTCTTTGATATCTTTGACTTAATATTTGTGTTGTACTTCCTATATAAATAATTTTATTATTCTCATCAATGATTTTATAAATTTTACCATTTTGATAATTTACCATTTTATGTTTTTCTATGTATTTATATGTTTTTAAATTTTTAAATAGTTTAAATCAATTTTAAATCAAAAAAAATAAATCAAATAAATATCTCTGATTAAATCAATCTGGACTAAATCAAAGTATATATATGTTTTAAATCACAGGATCGCATTTTTATTTTTTAATAAACCATATAAAAACTAAATCACTAATAATATATAATATATACTGATGAAATCTGATATAAAAATAAATCATAATAATATGAACTCCCAAACATTTAAAGATGAATTTGATATTGAAAAATGTAAAGTTTTATTATGTATGAATGATAAAGAACTATTAAAATATACTAATTATGAAGAGTATAATGTTCATGAAAATCAAAAATATATAAAAAAAATCAAGAATATATTAAAAAATTTAATATTAAATAATTCTAATTTAATTGAAAGACAATATAATAAAAGTGGGTGTAATAGAATATATTGTAAAGGTTATGGATTACAATATTTTTCAAATAATATTTTACAATTTATATTACCAGACAATAGTTGTGAATATGATATGAAAAATGCTAATCCACAAATACTTTTACATTTATATAAAAAACATGATTTAAAACATACTCATTTAGAATATTATTGTAAAAATAGAGATGAACTATTAAAAAATCATAATTTAAAAAAAATAGATATCCTCAAATTAATAAATCAAGATGCACCAAAAAAACAAAATATTAAATGGTTAAATGATTTATTAGATGAAGTAAATAATAATAAAAGTCATTTATTATTATCTGAAAATGATAAAATAAATAAAGAATATCAAAAACAAAAACAAAAAACAAGTAAAAATTATTTATCTTCTATTTGTTCTTCTATTATTTTTTATTATGAAAATGAAATATTACAAAAAGCAATAAATAAATATAAATGTATTGTTCCTAAATATGATGGTTTTTTATCAGATAAAAATATAAATATTGAAGATTTGAATAATTTATCTAGAGAGTATAATGTAAAATGGGATAAAAAATATTTTGATAAAACTATTAATCAAACAACTTATGATAATGATTTATTAGATAAAATATTATTTCCTTCATTAGTATATCCATGTTCGTTTGAAACAACTTTATTATTAGGTGAAAAAATCAAAAATGAATTAAAAAAACAATTAGTATATTGTAATGATAAATGGTATGTACATTTAGATAAATTATGGATTACAATTAAAAATCCTAATTATATTATTAGTAAATTTATTAATATTCAATTAATTAAATCAAAAAATATAGAACTAAAAGATTTAGATGATCGAGAAGAACATGAAGATATTAATAAAAAAGATGAACATGAAGCAATAGAAAAAAAATATACATATTCTAAAAGAGAACTAGATAAATCATCTTTTATGACTGCATTAATTAAAAATTTACAAATACTTTTATTAGATAATAACTTTATTAAAAACTTTGATAAAACTGAATTTAAATTTGTATTTCAAAATGGTATTTATGATTTAAAAAATAAAACTTTTAGAAAAGATATTTTAAAAGAAGAATATATTACAAAAACATTACCTTATGATTACAATCCTGAAATTAATAAAGAAAATCGTGATTGGATATTAAAACAATTACTTAAAATTTGTAATATGAATGAAAAACATTTAGAATATTATTTATCAATTATAGCATATTGCCTTTGTGGTGTTCCACATCTAGAACAAGAAATATATTGTTTAATAGGTCAAGGTGCTAGTAATGGAAAGACTATAGCCTTAGAGGCTTTAATTGAAATATTTTCTATTTATATTACAAAAGGTGATACTAAAATATTCGAAAGTGATTTTACTAAAAAACATAAGTTCGCACTTGATTTTATAGATAAAACAAATAGAATTATTATTTGTAATGAATTTGATGATAAAAAAGAAGTCGATAGTAAATATTTTAAAGAAATAGCTGATGGAGAATCCACGGCTATTGAAATTATGCATGGAACTAAAATTACAGAAAAAATAAATGCAAAACCATTTATTATTGGAAATTATACTTTAAAGTTTGATAAACAAGATAAAGGAATTGAAAGAAGATATAAACATTTACAATTTAATACTAAATTTTTAGATAAAGATGATTTAGATGAAGAAGATCCTGAAAATTTACAATTTTGGAAAGATAAAACATTTAAACAAAAATTAATTGATAAAAAAAATGAGTTTATAGATATTATTATTGAATATGCTAATAAATATTATATAAATGGTAAATTACCTGAAATACCTCATGAGTTTAAAGAAGAACAAAATGAAGTATTAAATTGTAATAATGATTTTATAAATTGGTTTGATGATTTAAGTAAAAATATTGGAGATGATGAATGGTGTTCCGCTAAAGAATTATTTGATTTATATAATTCTTATGCTAATGATTATAATTTAGAAAAATTAGCAAAAAATAGAAATTTAATAGATAAAATGAAACAAGTTAATAAATATAAATATCAAAGACAGAAAATGGTAAATAAAATGAAAGGTGCTTTTAAAGGTTTTTCTATTAACAAAGAACAAGAAGAAGAAGAAGATAATAATGAACTTAATAATCAAACTAATATAATCAGTGATGATGATTAAATTTATATATGATATATTTCACTTTCAAATGTGAAATTTCACTTTCGTAAAAATTAAATGTGAAATGGATTTAATAGTATTATTACTTATTATTTATATTATATATATATATATATATTTTATTATATATTTTATTATATATTTATATTATATATTACTTATATATTACTTATATATATCTCATTTCACATTTCACTTCACTTTCACATTTTTTTTAAATTTTTATTTTTAAATTTTTATTTTTTTATTTTTTATATATTTATAAATATGTTTTGAAAACGAATGTGAAAGTGAAATTGGAAATAAATGTGAAATTGGAAATCAAATGTGAAATGGATTTAATAGTATTATTACTTATTATTTATATTATATATATATATATATATTTTATTATATATTTTATTATATATTTATATTATAAATTACTTATATAACTCATTTCACCTTTTTTCTAATTTCACATTTCACTTCACTTTCACCTTTTTTCTAAAAAGTATGTGATTAAAAAAAAAAAAAATATGATTTAAAAATATGAAAATAGTTTGATGAGTGAGATTTGTGCGATTTGGAGATTGGAGTAAATATTAAATTCTACTTCTCATGCATCGTAAAACTATATAATTTGGTTTTTTTGTTTTGCCTTGGAACCAATTGTGCAATTTATCAGTAGTTAATCTATTACTATTATCTAAATCTTCTAGCATATTTACTTTATCAATTAAATCATTAATTTTACAAGTCTTTAATGTAATATTTGATGAGTTATAAATATACAAGTATTTTCTCATACTGCTTCTTATATATATTTCTTAATATAATTCTATATGGTTTATATATTTATAAAATTGATTTTTTTTTAAACTATTTAAAAACAAATATATATATAATATAATATAATGGATAATGATTCCGAATTAGATAGTCTTATTATTGAAGCGATTAAAAATAACAAATTATCAAAAAATAAAGAATTTGTTGAACCTAAATCATCAAGTATTAAAATATATAGAGATCAACTAAAAAAATTATATCAGTCAGTTAATGGAGATCAAAATATTAACATGCAGGGCTTAGCAAAAGTTGTTGTTAATTTTGATATAGTAAAAAATTATTTAGATAAACCTGAAAATGATTTTTCATCCGCCACTAAAAAGAACTATGTTAATAATGTATTAAATATAATAATGTATATTACAAATATAGATAATTATTATAATATTAAACCTATAAAAATCAACAAGATACATGATGCTATACAAATATATTGGGAACAATTAATAAAGAAAGTTAATAATCAATATTTAGAAAATAATAAAGTAGAAGATAAACATATTGATATTAATGAGTTTGAAGAAGTAATAAAAAAATTTAGAAAAACTGTAGATAAAAATTTAGATAATAAATTCTTATTACAAGATTACGTGTTATTATTATTATATTATGGAAAATATATTCCACCATTAAGAAATAATTATGCTACATTAATTATTACTGAACCAAAAGATGATTTATTATCAAGTGAAAATTATTTAATTACTAATAACGGTAAGAATGAGATATTAATTAATCAAGATAAAGTAGATAAAAAAATGGGTAGTAAAACATATAAAATAAATAAGAATAGTATATTAAATACTTATCTTAACAAATTAATTAATATTAGATTAGAAGATGGTAAAGATTATTTATTAGAAAATACAGAAGATAATAGACTATCTACTAATGGCTTAACAAAACTTTTACAAAAAATATTTCTAACACATTTTAATAAAAAAATATCAAGTAGTGATTTAAGATCTATTTATATTTCTAATTTATCTCCTGATTTAACTAATAAAGAACTAAGTAAAATCTCTGAAGATATGCGTCATAGTTTAAGCACACAGCAAACTATATATAAAAAAGTTTAATCTTCAAATCTTCATAAGCTTCATCATAAAACTATTTCCCAGATTTTTTAAAATATTTTTTTTTTTTAATTTATATATAATTTTTTGGAATAATAAATTCTGTATCAAAATTTTTATATACTCTGCTATTACCTAAATCAATAAATAAAAAGTTATATTTTTCTTTGGCGTTATCAAAAGTCCTCCTTAATATTTCATTAAATACATCTTTATTACAGTGGAAAAATTCATTAAAAATTGTTTCCATCTCCGACTTGGTAGATCTACAATCGAACAATATAATATGTGTTAATTGAGATCTAATAAATCTTGGTAAATTATTTGTACGTTGAGATAATATTATTGAACTCATTGCACCTGCTTCTTCTATTTCACCAGTATCTTCATTTACTATATGTCGACCAATATGGCGATTGTTTTGATAGATTGTTTTTAAATTTTCCCCCATTTCACCACTTGTTTTTAATTCATTAGTTATATCATCCATAATAAGTAATGTCCGACCCTCCATTCCGTCCTCATTAGCCATTCTTTCTACAATTATAGGTAAATCCTTTAATGAACTATAAAAACGGTCATTAGGAAGTTTGGGGCGTTTATCCAT